AGGAACATAATGGCAAAATACGCAACAGGTAAATACGCAAAAGCAATATCAGACAGATCTGGTATGGAGTTTCCATATAAAGAAATGGTTAGAGAATGGAATGGTGCTTTTGTGCACGTATCAGAGTTTGAACCAAAACAACCACAATTAGAGCCAAAACCTATGAATGGTGATTCTATATCTTTAAGACATGTAAGACCGGACAGAGTGGAGACAGCTGTCCCTAAATTGTTACCATTAAATGCTTTTACAACAACAAATGGATCGGCAACTATATCTGTAAATGAACCAGATCACGGTAGATCAACTAACGATAGAGTTAGATTTAGAGATGCAGAAGTCGTTGGTGGAGTTGCAGCGGCAACTATAAATGATGCAGGAGGTTATTTAATCACTAAAGTAAATGATGATAATTATACCTTTGCAACAGGAACAACATCTAGTATAACTCAAACAGGAGGAGGCGGTTCTGCGTCAGCGGGACCTGTAACAGTAACAGCATGATTAAAAAATTAAAAAATTTTATCTGTAATTTATTTGGTATTAAGGCTTGTAAATGTGATGAAGTAGATCCTCACGAAGCTTTATATTTACATTCAGCAGAACCAGAAGTTCCATTATACACAGATGAAAACGGAAAAGCAGTAAAATGTGGGACACATATTAGATATAAAAAAAGCTGTCCTATTTGTAGGGAAGCAGCAGGGATAATATAATGGCAGGGTTAAGCGCATCAGGATTAAAAACACAAATAAAAAGTTATACTGAAACAGATTCAAATGTACTAACAGATGCTGTTTTAGAGAATATTATTTTAAACGCGCAATATAGAATAATGCGAGATGTCCCTATCGATGCTGATAGGAAACAACAATTAGGTAATTTTGTGGCTGGACAAGAATCTATAAATGCGCCAGCAGGATGTTTATTTATTAGAGCTATACAAGTTTACGATACTGCAGGATCTGAAACAACTGGAGCTAATAAATATCTAGAAAAAAAAGATATATCTTATCTTCAAGAGTATCAAGACATAACAGGCACAGCGGCTGCTCAAGGTCAACCTAAATATTATGCAATGTTTGGTGGTGCAACTGGTGATACAGATACTACATCAGGTCGTATTATAGTGGCTCCGGTTCCTAACACCACTTACAGATATAAAGTGCATTTTAACAAAATGCCTAATCTTTTAGAAAATGATGATACTAATTATATTAGTCTTAACTTTCCAAATGGGCTATTATACTGTTGTTTATCAGAGGCATATGGATTTTTAAAAGGTCCGATAGACATGTTGACTTTATATGAAAATAAATATAAACAAGAGATACAGAAGTTTGCTAACGAGCAAGTCGGTAGACGAAGAAGAGATGACTACACAGATGGCACTGTTCGGATACCAGTAAGATCGGCAAACCCGTAGGAGAATAAATTATGGCAATAACATCGGCAATATGTTCAAGTTTCAAACAAGAACTTTTACAAGGTAAGCACAATTTTGCTTCATCAGGTGGACACACTTTTAAATTAGCATTGTTTACTAGCTCAGCATCTTTAGGTGCAGGTACAACTGATTATTCAACTTCAAATGAAATTACAAATACGTCAGGAACAGCTTATACAGCTGGAGGTGAAACTCTTACAAGATCGGGAGTTGGATTAACAGGAACTACAGCGTTTACAGATTTTGGTGACGTAACATACAACTCAGCTTCTTTTACAGCCAATGGTGCAATGATATATAATACGACAACTGCAGGTGGTTCAGGCACAACTGATGCAGTAGCAATTATTGCTTTTGGTGGGGACAAAACAGCAAGTAACGGAACTTTTAAAATTGAGTTTCCTGACAATAACGCTACAGCAGCAATAATCAGATTAGCATAGGAGGTCGACCATGTCGACTACTTCAGGATGGGGCAGGTTAACCTGGGGCCAAGCGTATTGGAACGAAAATACAACTCTTAAAACAGGTTGGGGTGCACAAGCTTGGAATGATGGTGAGTGGGGTGAACTCAAAGACGTAACAATATTTCCTACAGGTCAATCAATAACATCTAGTTTAGGAACACCTTCCGTTCCTGATATTATTGTAGGTTTAACTGGTCAAGAAATTACATCTTCACAAGGTGAAGGTTTTGTACCTGTTGTAATAGAAACAACTCTATCAGCTTCTTTTTCTATTGGATCTATTTCACCTATAGAAATGACAGTCGGACTTACAAGTCAGTCTATGACTGCATCTTTAGGAACTCCTGCTGTTGCAGATGTTGTTGGTTTAACTGGTTTAGAAATAACTTCATCACAAGGTAGTTTAACAATACCAAATGATACGGTTTTACCTTCTGGTCAGTCAATGACTTTATCACAAGGTACAGCTCAAGGTATTTCATCACAAGAAGCAGATTTAACAGGTCAAGAAATTACATCTAATCTAGGAACAGTCGTAGTTCCAAACGATACAGTTAAGGTATCTGGTTTTGATTTAACATTAAGTCAAGGATCAATTGTAGGATTAGGTGGTGCTTTAGTTCAACCAAATCCTTTTGTTCTTACTTCAAGTGTAGGGTCTTTAACCGTTGAAGAAGGTTTAGGATTAACTGGTCAGTCTTTTAGTGCTAGTGTTGGAAGCATTTCTCCTGTAGATATGCAGGTAGGATTAACAGGTCTATCTACAACATTAAGCGTGGGAGGAGTAAATATCTTTGCATATGCTGATGTTGACACTGGTTCAAATACATCTTATACTGATGTTTCAACGGGTTCAAATACATCGTATTCGAATGTTGCAACTGGATCAAATACAAGTTATACTGATGTAGCAGCGTAGGAGAATTTTTTATGGCATCAACATTTACGCCCCTAGGGGTAGAACTTCAAGCAACCGGTGAAAATGCTGGAACTTGGGGTAATAAAACAAATACAAATTTACAAATCATCGAACAAATAGCTGGTGGTTTTACACAACAAGCTGTAACTGATGGTGCAGATACAGATCTTTCTGTTACAGATGGAAACACAGGTGCCACCCTTGCACACAGAGTTATAGAATTTACAGGATCTCTTACAGCATCACGAAATGTTACAATACCTTTAGATGTGCAAAATTTTTATATTTTAAAAAATGCAACATCTGGTTCTCAAAATGTAGTATTTAAATATGATACTGGAACAGGAACTAGTGTTACTATAGGAAATGGAAAAACAGTTATTGCATATGCAAGAGCAGATGATGGAACTAATCCAAATCTTACAGAAGTTTCATTAGGCTCTGATGTTGTAGATGATACATCACCACAACTAGGTGGTAATCTAGATACAAACTCTTTCATGATAGACTTTGATGATGCTCATGGAATTAGAGATGAAAATGGAGCAGAACAATTAATTTTTGAAACGACTAGTTCTGCAGTAAACCATATTGACATTACAAACGCTGCAACAGGAGCTGGTGCACAAATTGGTGCGGTTGGAGACGATTCAAACCTTAATTTACGTTTAAGACCAAAAGGAACTGGTGTTATTGAAGCAATGGGTGCAACAAACCCAGGTTCAATTCAGCTTAACTGTGAATCTAATTCTCATGGAATTAAGCTTACTTCACCCCCACATAGTAGTTCACAGTCTTATGAAATTAAGTTTCCAACATCAAATATTACAGCAGGAACCTTCTTAAAAGTAGATAGTATAACAGGATCAGGGACTACAGCAGTTGGTCAATTGACCTTTGATTCATCACCAGCAACAACAGGAAAAGCTATTGCAATGGCAATCGTTTTCGGATAAAAGGAGTAAATTATGGCAAACCCAAATATAGTATCAGTAACATCCATTAAAGGTGAATCGGTAGGATATAACTTAACAGCTACTACGACTACAACTTTATTGACAGTAGCAAGTGAAAAAATTGTAAAAGTAAATAGAATTACAGTTGCAAACGTTGATGGAACAAATGCAGCTGATGTAACAATTTCTGTCGTAAAAGCAAACTTTACACCAGATGGTATTTCAAACTTCGATACATCTGGAACTTTTCATTTAGCAAAAACAGTTTCAGTGCCAGCTGACGCAACTCTAGTTTTATTAGACACACCAATATATTTAATGGAAGGTGATGTCCTTAAAGGAGGAGCAGGCGCAGCTTCAGATTTAGATTTATTCGTATCATATGAATCGATAGACGACGCGTAGGAGGTTTTATAGGCTATGGCAAATGGCGGAATAATAGGACCCAATAACAAAACGTCTTTCGGAAAGTGCACCGTTCAAACAAGAACTTCTAGCGGAGATTTTTCAAATGTTACACAACCAGGAACTAGAGTAGTAAAAGCACTACTAGTTGCAGGTGGTGGTGGAGGTCCAGGTCAAAGAGGCGGTGGTGGTGGAGCTGGTGGTGTAAGAGAATTTGAATTCCCTACAGCAGGCGGAAAAACAATTGCTACTACAATCGGTGGCGGCGGAGCTGCTGGACCAAGTGGTGGTGGCGGAGCTTCAGGAACAGATTCAACAATAGTTGCATGCGGAACCACATATACTTCAGAAGGTGGTGGTAGAGGTGGTTATGAAGCATCATGCGCTGCACAAGCAGGTGGCTCAGGTGGTGGTGGAGCTTCAACAGCTAACGCACCAGGAGCAGCAGGTAATACTCCCCCTCAACCAGGAAATTTTGGTAATGCGGGTGGTCAAGGTAATTGTTCATCACCTAACATTCAAGGTGGTGGCGGAGGTGGTGGTGCAGGAGCTGTAGGAGGTAACGCATCTACTACACCTTGTGGTAATGCTGGAGCAGGTGGTGTTGGAATAGCTCCAACAGCTTTTCCAGGTCAACCTTTTTTAGTAAATTGTAAAGTTGGTGGTGGCGGCGGTGGTTCAGGTTCTTATGGAAAACCCATTTACCAAAACACAAGAGGTGGTTTAGGCGGAGATGGTGGCGGAGGTCCTGCTGGTAACGCACCTGATGGACCTTTAGCAGCGGATGCTGGTACAGCTGGTACAGCTAATACTGGTGGTGGCGGTGGTGGAGGAAGTGTATTTACTCCAGGTCCCGCACCTGCCATAGTTAGTTCTGGTGGAGCAGCTGGAGGATCTGGTGTTGCAGCAATTAAAGAATTAAATAAAGCTTCAGGTGTTTGGTCAATGAACGAACAACTAGAAGAAAAAAAAGCAGGCACATGGCCAGAGCTTGGTTTTGATGTAAGTTTCTTAGTAATCGCAGGTGGCGGTGGTGGAGGCCGAGGTGGCGGTGGAGCAGGAGGATATAGAAATTCTTTTGGAAGTGAAACTCCAGGTGGACCAAGTGCAAGCACAGAATCACAAGTTTTTTTACCAAGTGGTGGTCATACAATTACAGTTGGCGCAGGTGGTGCTGGAGCTCCTCGTTGTGCAGATTCGGGTGGTAGTGATGGTAATGATTCAACATTTTCAACTGTAACATCAACTGGTGGTGGAGGTGGTGGAGCAGCAAGTGGTGGAGCAGGTAGAGCTGGAGGTTCTGGTGGCGGTGCTGGTAGATGTGGAAGTTCTCCTGGCGATGTTGGTGCAGGAACATCAGGTCAAGGTTTTCCAGGCGGTGTTGCAACAGGCACACCAGAAGGTACCGCTGGAGGTGGTGGTGGAGCTGGTGAAGCTGGTGGAACAGATGGAACAGGACAAGGTGGTGATGGTTTAGCATCATCTATTACAGGATCACCTGTAACTAGAGGTGGTGGGGGTGGTGGTCAAGCAGACTATCCAGGCCCTAAAGCAGGTGGTGATGGTGGTGGTGGAAAAGGGTCTTGGAATGATCCCGGTGGCCCTAATAATAATGCTGTAGCTGGAACTGCTAACACCGGAGGTGGTGGCGGAGGTGGTGCTCCTGGTTATCCTGGTGGTGAACCTAGACAAGCAGCAGCTGGTGGATCAGGATTAGTTGTAGTAAGAGGACCAAGTGCAGTTACATTTGCTGTAGCACCTGGCGATAATTCAACATCTACACACCCTGGTGGAGATAAAATTGCAACATTTACAGTATCAGGGACGTTGACTGTAAGTTAAAATTAAATTATAAGTATAACATTTAAGGAGTAAAAATATGGCACATTTCGCAGAATTAAAATCAATGACAGATCCTACTGGATTTACGTCAGATTCACATCAAGTAGTACAAAGAGTAGTTGTTGTAGGCAATGATATTGCTGCAGGCGGCGGAACGTTAGGAGATAACGATATGCACGTTGATGGAGAAACATGGTGTGCTAACTTTTTTCAAGGTGGAAGTTGGAAACAAACTTCTTACAATAATAATTTTAGAAAACAATATGCAGGTATTGGAGATATTTATGATCCTGTAAAAGATAAATTTTTATCACAACAACCTTTTGCATCATGGTCATTAGATTCTAATGACGATTGGCAAGCACCTATAACCTATCCTACAATTTTAGGTGATGATCAAGAAACTCCTGAATGGTTATACAGAATTTCTTGGAACGAAACAAAATACAACGCTGACAACACTAAAGGTTGGGAAGCAATTAAATCAAACGACGAATCGGAAACACCTACCAAATATAATTGGAATGGCACAGCTTGGGTGTCCGAATAGGAGGACACTAAATGCCTAGAAGCAGATCTGGCTCATTAAACGGTGGTGTGGTAGGAGTTACTAACGCAACTTCTTTTGGAAAAAATAAAGTTACATCTAAAACATCTTCAGGAGATATTACATTACAATCAGGAACTCGTGTTGTTGATGCTTTAATAGTAGCAGGTGGTGGTGCTGGAGGTAATTCAGGTTATGGAGCTGGAGGCGGTGGTGGTGCTGGAGGAGTTATACAACAATGTAGCTTATCAGCGTGTAGTTCAATTCCAGTAACAATTGGAGCTGGCGCATCAGCTGGTCCATCGTCTTGTACTACAACACCCTCTGATAGATCAGGAAGTAACACAACATTAACTACAGGTGGCACAACTTACACAGCAACTGGTGGAGGTGGTGGCGGTGGTCAAGGTTCAGGTGATGGATCTGGAACACCAACAAGTGGAAAACCAGGAGGATCTGGCGGAGGTTCAGGTGCTGCAGCTGGTGGTGATGAAGCTGGAGGAACAGGAACTTCATGTCAAGGTAATGCTGGTGGAGTAGGTGCTGCAGCTCCAGGTAACCAAGATCACGGTGGTGGTGGTGGCGGAAAAGCAGCTGTTGGAGGAAATTCACCAGGAAGTGCTGGAGGAGTTGGTGGAGCAGGAACAGATTTTAGTCCTTCATTTCCAGGAGCAACAAACTGCGCTACATACGGTGGTGGTGGTGGCGGTGGAGGTAGAGGAGCACCTTCTCGACCTTCTGGAGGAACTGGCGGTGGTGGTGGCGGTGGATCACAACCAGCTGGAGCTGGACAAGCTGGAACTGCAAACACTGGCGGTGGCGGTGGTGGTGCAGTAAATAATCCATCTGCAAACGCATCAGGTGCAGGTGGCTCTGGTATAGTGGTAATTAAAGAATTAAACAAAGCAAGTGGTGTGTGGTCAATGCAAAGTCAATTTGCAGCAAGAAATGATGATCTATGGCCAGTTAGATTACACAATATAGATTATTTAGTAGTAGCTGGTGGTGCTAGCGGAGGAGGAGTAAGAAATGGTGGTGGCGGTGGTGCTGGTGGTTATCGCGCATCAGGTTATGGACCATCCCCTTTACAAGGATCGACGTTAGAAATATCTGGAGGAGATTATACAATTACAGTTGGAGCTGGAGGTGCTGCTAGAACAAGTGGTACTCAAACTTCTGGTGCTCCAGGATCAGATTCAACATTTTCAACTATAACATCAGCAGGTGGTGGAGGTGGTGGTAACGTAAGTGCTACTCCTGGTCTTGCAGGAGGATCTGGTGGTGGAGGTTCTTACTCGGGATGTACACCTAATCCAAACGGTAGTGCGGGTGGTGCTCCTGGAGCAGGTAATACCCCTCCTGTAGATCCACCTCAAGGAAAAGCAGGTGGTATTGGATATAAAGATGGACCAGGTTATGGTTCTGGTGGTGGAGGTGGAGCCACAGGTACAGGTGGCCATGGTTCAAGCAGTGCTGGTGGTGCTGGTGGAGCAGGAGCCCCTAATACAATTTTAGGACCAGATACATCATACGCTGGTGGTGGAGGTGGAGGAGAATATTCTCCAGGACCTTTACCAGCTGGTGGAGCTGGAGGTGGTGGAACTGGTGGTAATAACTGCACTGGAGCTGGTGCTAGCGGAAGTGCTAACACAGGTGGTGGTGGCGGTGGATCAGGTAATAACCCAACTGGAACATCAAATTGTAATTCTAGTGGTGCAGGTGGATCAGGTATTGTAATTGTAAGAGCACCTAGTGATACAACTTTTGCGGTATCTCCTGGAACAAACAGCACATCTACACACCCTGGCGGTGATAAATTAGCTACGTTTACAGTTTCTGGTACATTGACAATATCTTAGTAAATGTTATATTAAGTTTATAAAGATATATGAACTTAACAAATTATTATTATTATTTTAAATCAGCAATCCCTGAAAGAATTTGTGATGATATAATTAAATATGGAAAATCTATTTCTGATCAAATGGCAGTCACTGGTGGTTTTGATGATAAGAAAAAATTAAATAAAAAACAACTTAAAGATTTAAAACAAAAAAGAGATTCTAATATTGTTTGGATGAATGATAGATGGATCTATAAAGAAATTCAACCTTATGTTCACTCAGCAAACGCTAGTGCTGGTTGGAATTTTGATTGGGATTATTCTGAATCTTGTCAATTTACTAAATATAATAAAGGTCAATTTTATGATTGGCACTGTGATAGTTGGGATAAACCTTACGCAAGACAAAATACAAATGATCCATCGCATGGTAAAATAAGAAAACTATCCGTAACAGTTAGTTTATCAGACCCAAAAGATTACAAAGGTGGAGAGTTAGAATTTGATTTTAGAAATATGGACCCTGATAAAAAACCTAATATTAAAAAATGTAAAGAAATATTACCAAAGGGATCACTAGTTGTTTTTCCTAGTTTTGTTTGGCATAGAGTATGCCCAGTAAAAAAAGGATCAAGATATAGTTTAGTAATATGGAATTTGGGGTACCCATTTAGATGAGTTTTCCAAAACAATTAAATTTAGAAGAATATTTTAAGTGTCCAATATGGTGGGCAGATGAGCCTAAATTTGTAAATAAATTAAATAAAGCCTCTGATCCTTATATAAAAAAAGCTCAAAAAAATTTAAAAAAAGAAATAAATGAAAGAAACAAAAAATTTGGTGATAAGGGAGATATGGGTCATGTATTTCATTCTACAACATTAATTGGAGATCCTAAGTTTAAACAATTACAGGATTACGTAGGTGCAACTGCACAAAATTTATTAAATGAAATGGGGTTTGATCTAACAAACTATAGTTTATTTACAACAGAAATGTGGGTTCAAGAATTTTCTAAAAAGGGTGGTGGACATCACACTTTGCATACGCATTGGAATGGACATATATCCGGATTTTATTTTTTAAAAGCTAGTGAGAAAACATCTATGCCAGTTTTTGAAGATCCAAGAGCAGGTAATGTGATGAATCTTTTACCTGAAAAAGATAAATCAAAAGTAACTTATGCAACTTCTCAAATACACTATAAGGTTAAACCTGGTCGTATGATATTTTTTCCATCTTATATGCCACATTTATATAGTGTAGATATAGGATACGAACC